TAAGGTGCTACACCTTGTCCACTATCATCAGCTTCTAAAATATCCATTAAATCGCCAAGTTTGCCTAATTGATTAACTGCAATATCAACTTCCTTAACAATTCCACTACTTTCTTTAATGTATTCAGGCAAATAAGCTTTTAAATAAGCACTTGCAGCATCTTCATCGTTATTTAAATTTATTTCGGTAGTCATTGCTTTACCATCAATATTAGCATTGATAAACTCTTTATACTCTGCACTACCTTCTGTCAATCCATTGACTTGTGTAGCAAGTTGATGTAAATACTCAAAGCGTGGTGCTTTTGCATCAGCATTTGGTTGTGATGCACCTAATATTTTTAACTTACCCTCTTTAAATTCATCTTCAGTAATATCACCATCTTTAAACATTTGTTCCAAATCGGCTGTTTGTTGTTTGTAAACAGCAGGGTCACTTATACCAAGAATTTGCATCCTACCATCCGACATATCAAGGTCACCAGTTACAGGGTCAGTTGCCGCATCAATTAATTCTAATTTAACTTGTAAATCAGATTGTTTTGCTGAAGGATACAATGTTGCATATTCAAAATCAGTAAGGTCAGGGTCACGCAACATTCTTAATTGCTCTGCTATAGCTGATTCGCTTTCTTTTGTTGGTGGTTTTCTTGCTTCTGCAACTGCATCTAATGGAGCAATTAATCCTGCCTGAACTAATTGTATTAAATCAGCTCTACCATTAGGAAAAGCATCTGATTTCATGTTTGCTAGAAACTGTATTGTTTGATTTGTTTGTTCTGTTTTAGCTTTTGTTGCATTAGCGTTTTTTAATCTTGATTCGTAAGATGTGGCTAAATTTTGGTCAGGCTCAAGACGTAAAGTATTAAATCCAAGACCCATACGATACACTTCTTCTTGGCTCATGCCTTTAAACATAGAGTTACTTATGCCTTGTAATCCACCCATTAAACTTTGATTGTTACTGGCTACCTGTGTTGGCTGTTCTTCTTCTTGTTTACCACCTAACAGTCCTCCTGCCATTTGACCTAACAAAAGTCCACCAAATAATTGTCCAAGTCCTAATGACATTTTAGCCTCCGTACATTTGTGTTGCGGCTGTTAGGTAATCAAACAGACCGTTTTGTTTAGATGTTGTTTGCGTTTCAGGTACTGGTGTATTTCCAAGTGCTGCAGTTACATATCCAAGACCAGCTACTGGATGGTTTTTAAATCCTTGAAACTGTTTTTGTGCTGCATCGAATAACGCTTGTTGCATAGCTTGTTGTTGCATACCTTGTTGCATTAAGTTGTTATTAACTTTTTGACCCATACCAAAACCTAAGTTAGATATGTTTGCTAATTGATTTGCTGCACCTAATCTTTGACCTTGACCTGACAAATCAGCTTGTTGATTTGCCATTTGACCTTGAAGATTAGTGTTTATATCTTGCATTGCTGCTTGTTGTGCGTTTTGAAAACCTGCTTGTCTTAATCCTGCTGAAGATTGTGCAAGTTGTGATGCTACTCCTCTACCCATTTCACCCATAGCAACACCATGCCTAGAACCACCGTAAGCATTTGCCATTTGCGCTTCTGCACCTAAATGGTCAAGTCCTATTTGTGCGCCACGTAAAATATCAGCTTCATTAGCTTTTACTACATCATTTGTGTATTGATTCATGTAAGGAGTTAAGCTAGTGGTGCTTAATTGATTAGCGTTAACTGATAAAGGCTTGTAACCTATACCCTGAGCAGTACCCATACCTGCACCCTGTATACCTTGAGCCGCTAGGCTGTTTATGTTTGGTGGAGTTGTTTGACCACCGGGTAATCCTTGATTTGCCATTATCTGCCTCCTGTGACTCTTCTACCTGTTACACCATAATTTTTACTTGTGCCACCGGGTTTACTACCCGGATTAACTGGTTTAAAAGTAATTCTATTGTTTCTATCAGGTGTTGTACTAACATTTGTAATTGTTGGTGTTGCTGTTGCTTTTAGTACTGGTGTTGTTGCTCTAATTCCAGCTCTTGATTGATTATTTTGTCCTGTGTATCCTTTATTACCAGCCGAATCAATTACGGTGTTAGCATAACGTTCTTTCATAGCTGCCTCATAAGCTGGTCGGTCTGCACCACTTGGCATTTGACCGGGGTCGTTTACAGGTCTTGTAGCTACAGGGTTAGCACTACCACTAAACCTACTTGTACTTGTTGCTCCACCACCTCCAGTTAAACCAAACTGCGTTCTATTGCCAAACAAAGCATTATATGCTGCCATGTTTTCAGGGTTACGTGCTGTCAATTCTGCAAGAGCTTGGTCATATAAACCTATAGAGCCATAACCTCTCATGCCATTATCGTATGTTGTAGGAGTTGGCATTCCACTTGTAGCTGTTAAGGTACTATTTGGGTCTAACAAACCAAATGCTTGTGCAGTTGATATGTTGTTGTTCATTGCTGCTTCTTGCGTTGGAGTTAATGCAGCTACTTGCCCACCTGTGTATGGCATGTACTCAATTTGTTGTACAGCTTCTGCCCTTTGTAAGTTTCTGTCAGCAGGAGCGCGTACCCATTCAGGTATTGTTGTCTCCGTTTTTTTGCTACCGCCTTTTCCGCCACCACCACTCATGTCAAAACTCCTTCAATAATGTTGTAAACTGTTCTGACCAACCGCGAGACTCAAGAACTTTTTTCCACCCTTTTCGTCCTGCTACTGTCATCCCATCACAGCCTTGTAATTTACCCCATGCCATTGCATCATCGTGCATATCGGTAATTTGTTTAATTCCATAGCCTTTATCACCACCTGCTAAGAATACATGAAGCACTTTCTTATTAGGATACACGATAACTTCAGTTACTGCACATCCGTTTGCACCCATCCATAGTTGCATGTGTCCACTTAAAACACCATCTACAATATCTTTAAAATCATGCGTTTCACCACCTTTTTTAAGTGCTGATTCTATCCAAGCTTTACCACGCATTAATTCTTCTGTTATATTCATGGGTCGTATTTAAGTTTTACCCAAGCACCATTTTTGGATACAACAACTGCGTTTTGAGCTTCATCCCACATTAAAATGCCATCCTGTGTTGCTTTTGAGTCGGCATCTCTAAATTCTAATTTGTTACGTGTATTTACTAAAAACTTATTAATACGTTCACCCCACGTACTCCATTTATCTCCTAATGGTGGTGGTGGTAATTGTGAACTCATCGTTCACCTCCAGCATCAGCTTCTATTCTCATAATTCCTGAGCGCCAATCTGCTAATTTATTTCCTTCTACACGTAGCCTAATTTGTCTTCCTGAAAATCTTACTGCTGTTGGATTTGCCAAAGTATATGTGCCATGTGTGGTCTCAGTATCATTAGGATGGAATCGTGTCTTAAATGATACCTTAACATCACCTTGAGTGCGTTCATCAGGTATAAGTTTAGTAACTTTCATTATTTGGTCACCATTGCCAAGCGATATTGAACCTGACTCAGCATAAGGTGTGTAAGTGCCATGTGCAAAACCATATTCATGATTATATAAATTACCACTTGCATCTGCCCATATTGGAAAATCAAATACTCCTCTATCTACTGCTGCTGTTCTATCTATTGTGCCAACTGCCCAATGCCCTTCCATGTAATCATACGTCACATATTTGTCATTTTCTGTAGAATTTTCTGATGTGTAGAACCACCATATTTCACTATGTTCTGAGTTATGTACTGCGTATGCTTTGCTAATTTGACTGTTAGAGATATTACCGAACACTAAGTCATGTACGTCACATGGTAATTCTTTAGCAACACTACCATCAAATACAAAGAATCCATTAGCACCTAACCAAAATGCTCCTTGGTCAATAGCTACTGCTGCCTTTCTTGATGCAACACCACAAGCTGTACCTACTCTTTCAAATCCATACACAAATGGCGCACCTGAATACGTTGCTAAATGTGCATCTGTATCTGTTAATATTAGCGTAGTACCACGCATTCTAACACCACACATAATTTGACCAGTCGTAACTAATTCAAAGTCACCAGCCTCGTTTGTTGCTGCAGGACTCCACACCGTATTAGCTTCTCTGTCACACCATTGCACCTTACGTGGATTACCACCAGCGCCTAATGCAAATACAAAACGTTCTTCTGTTACTACTATAGAGTTATTGCTGACTGGTGCATTAGTTAAAGCTGTCGGTAAGACTGACGTGTTTAATGCCCATTGGTATATCTTGCCATCTTTAGAAGAACAAGCTAAAAGGTTTTGACCAAAGTTATCTAATGCCCACGTAGTTGCTTCTTGATAAATACCTGAGTTTGGACGTGTAATACCATAGATACCGTTATTCCAAAAACCTCCACCATAAGCAACATTAACACTAGCATTGACATCACCAGCAGTTAATCCTGAAGGTGTTATGTCTGATACTGTGCTAGAAGCATTAATATAATATAGTTTATTGTGTGTTCCTAATGCTAAAGCTGAACCGTTAGTGTTATCTACCCAAGCGTGTAATCCTCTTGGCACAGAAGCCGCAGCAGAAGCCTTACGTGTATCCCATCCACCAACAGGACGTAAAGAATTTTTGTGCCATCTTACAAGATTAGAGTCTCTCCATCTATTAGATGATTCAAAGTCTGTACCGTTTCTATATACACCCGGTGGTATTTGTAATGGTATTAATGGCATATTATGCTGCTATAAGTGTCCATGTTTTAGAACCCTCTTCGATAAGCTCCCATTTTTTACGTCCTGATGCTACTACAGCTAAACTTGTAGTAATGTCATTAATATCTGCTGTATGTGCAAAACCTCCTCTTGGGTCTGTCACAGAAGATGCACTTGCCATAGAAGCACTAGCCAACATAATTAACTCTGAGTCAGCATCAATATCAGAGATACCGTAAATACCATAAGAGTCTGTAGCATTAGCTAGGTGTATTCTTTCACCTACAGCAGTTGTAGAACTAGCAACCGTTGCTGTTGCAGAGCCAAGCGATATTTTTTCTGATGCACAACTCGATGTACTTGTGGCTGTTATGGAACTTGCGCCTACAGATGTTAAATTAGCTACTGTAGTAACAACAGTCACACCAGCAGATAAAGCACCTGATGTGCGTACTCGAACAGCTATTGCATTAGCAATGCCTGAAGTAACTGATACTGTGGAAGCGCCTTCTTCTAAATCAGCAGTAGAGTATTTACCTCTATTAAATTTATATTGACCATACTTCATGTGAAGTTAGCCTAGTTCAATGTAATATCTAAGTCACCTGATGGTACACGAAACACATCTCCTGATGCTACTGCTTTACTAGCCGATAAAGTTGCATACACCATAAGGTTACCTGATGACGATGCATCAAATACTCCTACGTGTGTAACCGTTCCCCATGAACCAGTTGCAGTTGGAAATTCTACTGCTGCGTTGTTACTAGTCGTGTCACCTGAAGTTGTAAATGCAATTGCTTTTCTTACATATGCATTACCTGACAACTCTGTGCCACCACCAGCTTCACCCGGAGCGCCTGTAAATAAACCTAAGTATAATGTTGATGGCGCTGTGTAAGCTGCACCAGCAAATACATGGTCTAGTATCTCTGTTTCTAAAAAGTTTGTAAAGCTCATACTAATCCTCTCACTTTCATTGTTAAGCCTGATCCACTATAACGAGCAGATTCAGAAGCCTCATTTAATTGCATTACAGCCGCGCTATACAGTTGCGCCCATACTGCTACTCTTTGATCTTCTGCTAGATACGGTGCTGAATGTAATAACGCTCCATAGAGGTATACATCAGGTGCTTCTAGTAAAAGCCAATTATCTGAATTAGTATCACTCAAAGCTGGTAGCTTTTGATAGTAAAGTAATTCAAAATCTGTTTCTGAAGATGGTGTTGGATAAAATTGAAACTGACTATCAGCGTGTGTATAAGCAACAGGCGTTCCAGTTGCATCATTGTTTGCTTGACGTTTGTCAGCCATTGCATCTCTTGACACTAAATTTAATACTGATGTTCCTGTGCCAGTTAAATGTAATCTAATAGTTTCTAACCAATCAGGTGGTATCTGCATGTATTCATCGTTTGCATCTTGTTGACCACTTGATCTTGCTTCCATTTTCATGTGTCTAACATCTCTATTAATTTGAGATTCAGCTAATGTAATAAAGTCAGGTATAACTGAGGTTAAATCATCTCTGTTAAGAAAATCAGCAATACTTGCTTTTAAGCCTGTGTAAGTTGTTAATGCCATATCAATTAAATCCTAGATTACTAAAGTTCTTTGTAGGAGTATTCTCTCCTGTGTACATTTGACCTTCATCATCACGTGCATATGTTCCTCTAGGAAGCATATGTTTGATACCTGTACTTCGGATTTTAGCAGATTCAACAGCTTCTTCAAGTGTTTTATGAGTGCTTGTAGGTTCTAACTGTCCATTTAAGAACATATTCATAACAGAACGATCATCTAATTTCTGTCCATCAATAATAGTTCTAAAATTTAAAAACTGCCCACCAAAAGGTATTGTTGTTGATTGTTCTGACATAGGAGCGCCAAATTCATTTTCATAAATTGGAAACCCATACTGAGATTCAAATGCTGTTTTTGTTAAATTATCTGTTTCTTCTCTCCACGGTGTATCAGATGTTTCTTCTTGTTCATCCTGATTAACAGATAGCAAACCTTTTTCTTTTGGTGTAAATGATGCTCCTACTTTGTTTTTTAAATTACTTAACAACCCTTGCATAAATTCTTGTTCTTTTTGTGTTCTTGTTGTCATGCTAATAATCCTTCCATTATTGCAACAGTCCTGTTAATGATCCTTCTTCTTGTTCAAACATATTCATGGGTAGTGCTAATGCAATAAAATTTAATTCAGGAAATTTCTTAAACAATGCTAACCGTTCTGCTTCTGATCCGTAAATTAATATTTTTTTTATTCCTTTATCTTTTAACAATTTAATAATAGAAGGTTTAGTAAATGAAGGAATT